ATTAATCATCTTCAACGAAAGTGCTAGTCGTGCTTATCACACCAGCAGAATCAACGCTCTTACCATCCCGGATAAACACTTTTTCTCGCATTAACTCTTCATAGTCATATCGTGACATTCCGATTACACACACACGACCATCAACATACAATTTACATTTCATTAATTCAGTTTCTTCTATCGGACCGATAACATCTATTTGAATTGTTCTTTTATTCATAATTCATTCCTTTCTAAATTAATTATTAGTTAATTGGCAGTTTCATAAAACACATCCACATAGTCTTTCCATGTCTTCCAGTAGTATGGCCGAAGAGTGGTTGCCGATTGATGGCACTCAATACTTCCCTAACTGTTATCTGATCCTCATTCCATTTGAAAATCAGAACTCCGTAGTCATCCAGAACACGAAAGCATTCATCAATTCCCTTTTTTATCACCCTTGGCCAATCTTCAGGAAGTTTACCATACTTCTTGGCTAACCAACTATTTTTGCCAACCTTTAGCAAATGGGGTGGATCAAACACTACCAGTTTAAAGGATTTATCCAAAAACGGCATATCGGTAAAGTCCGATACGATGTCTGGGTGGACTTTCAGATTCCGCCCATCACAAAGAATGTATTCTTCGTCCCTAATGTCAGCAAACAAAGCCAAAGGGTTTTTTTTGTCAAACCAAAACATCCTACTGCCACAACAGGCATCTAATATTATTTTTGTTTCACTCATTTCTATTCCGTTTCGAATCAAACTATACCAACCCACTCATTAATCGTAGTATTCAAAGCCCCCATAACAAACATCTTGTCACTTTCATCATACTCCATCAGCACCTCCACCATCCGGTCACCATTACAATCATCGAATTCTTTTCCCGTCTGAATATTGACAGGAAGATCATTCTCATGGACTGCTCCAAGCCACGCCTCGAGCAATCCTTTGTTCATTTCCACTTTATCACTTTTCATAATCTTTATTTCATTTGATTTTGATGCCAGTAGGCAATCAACTCGCCCACGTTACGCACCTTGATTTTTGCTTTAATATTTTCTCTATGCCGATTAACGGTACAAGGTGATATGTGCAATTCTGCTGCGATATCGTCCGTCTGGTAATTGGATGCTATTAACCGAAACACTTCCATCTCACGTTCTGTCAATGAAGTATTCAACTCAGGACGACATATTACCCCCTCATGCTCACACTCGCCCCGAAGAGGACATTTAACCTCTTCGAAAACAAATAGGCCATCTCTGTTTATATCTAAATTATGCTGATCATATTCGCCGAAGTTACAGCGTATGAATCGATGAACAACCCGGAATTCATAATACCAACGATTCATTGTACTGCTTGAATAAATCTGCATCAAACGGGTATGTGCTTTAGGGTATCGATCTCGAATAACTGATAACATGCACTCTATCGTCGGACGGTTGTTCTCATCCAAAACCACAGCCGGCCGCCCTAACTCCTTCATCATAACATCCCCTTCGGGCGTGTTGTAGAACTCTATGTTGGCTATCTCATTCATCTTTAGATGGGAACAATTCTTCAACACTCATACCAAGATATTCGGCTATGATTTTTTGCTTAATAGGAGCAGGAGGATTCAACCCGTTTATCCACCTGTACACCGATGCCGGAGTAGAGCACGTGATTTCTGCTAACTTTTTAATAGTATCCATCTGCTGATTCGGCAAGCTCTTCATGTAGTCTGTAAATACCATAATTGATAAATTATTAAAGTTTTATATTCGTTTAATATCTCTTTTTACTAACTTAGCTACGTGAATTTATTAACATGATGCAAATATGATAACTATATTTATCATATACAAATAGAATGATATTTATATTTATCATGTTAACTTTTATTATATATATGATGATAAAGCAACGCTTACTTGACATCTGTGAAGCTCTAAATATATCAGCTAATCAATTTAGCATTGATATAGGTATGAGCAGATCATACATAGCTAATTTAAAAAAGGACATAACAACAGAAGTACTGCTAAATATACATGTCAAATACCCTTCAGTTAATATCATGAGGATTATTACTGGAGAAGGAGATATCTTGCTCTGCAAACAAAATTTGCAGATTGACAATTCTTTTTTTTTAGAAAAATATAATCAGCTTGAAATCGAAAACAAGAAATTGCTTTTGGAAGTGGGAGAACTAAAAGGTGAACTCAAAACAATTAAAAAACATGCCCAAGTGGAAGACAATGCAATATGTGCCGATGCAAGCGGATCAGATTTGGAGAGATAGAATATATAGTAAAAAAATATTAATAATCAAAACGATAGGGAACTATATCTATAAAATAAATAGGACATATTTCGGACTCACACATATAATTTTAACCCATTTCGGGAATGTATATCGTTGATTTTCAATCACAATCATCTTATAAAAAGACAAATAAGGTCAGGCCTCCGCAACTAAAAAGAGGATAAATGATTGAATCACAATCTTTTATCCTCTTTACTTTTAAAACAGTCGGACAAAAGTCGGACAAAAAATAATTGAATTCATTAACGGTATACATTTTCGAACTCGAAAAATGTATAAAAAAATGTTTTCAGAAAGAAAAAGAAAAGGAACTTCTCTGTATGATGTTGTAACCTACACTCTCCCCAAACTGCACACTGGCAAAAACTGGTATGTGGATTTCAAGTGCTACGATCCGCAAGAAGGAAGTATGAAACGAAAAAAATTCATGCTTGACTCAATCACAAAAATTTCGGAACGTAAGAAAAGAGCCACTGAAATCATAACAGTCACCACACAACGCCTCAGGAACGGCTGGAACCCATGGGCGGAAGCCACAACAGACAGACAATGTGCTAACTTTGTCTATGTCACAGAAATCTATAACAAGTATCTGGAAAAACTCACTTCTGCCAAAACACTAAAACAGAAGACACTCTATGATTACCAATCAAGATTAAACATGCTGCTAGAATATAATAACAGCAGGCACCTGCCTATTATGTATATGTATCAATTCGACCAAGCATATATAAGCGACTTTTTGGATTATATCTTATTAGACCGTGATGCCAGTGCCCGGACACGGAATAACTATCGCACCTGGTTATCTACCTTCTGTACCTGGCTGAAGGAAAAAAAATATATCGAGGACAACCCGACCGATAAAATCCGCTCTTTAGCGGAAGAAACGAAATTCCGCTCCGCACTTACGAAAGAGGAGCTTGCACAATTACATGAATATCTGAAAGAGACCAACAAACACTTTTTATTAGCCTGTCAAATGGAATATTATACCTTTATCCGTCCGGACGAGCTAAGCAATATCCGATTAGGAGACATTAAAATCAAGGAGCAAAAAGTTTTTGTATCATCCACTATCAGCAAGAACCGACGCGACGGAATGGTCGGATTGAATGACAGTTTGGTCAAACTGATGATTGAATTAGACATCTTCAAGAACAGTTCAGACTATTACCTTTTTGGCAAGGATTTCAAACCCTCTATTCAAAAAGCAGACTCACGCATTTTCCGAGAATACTTCAACAAAGTACGAGCTTTTTTGCGATACCCGAAAAACTATCAGTTTTACAGTCTAAAAGACTCCGGCATCCGTGATCTGGCAAATGCCGAAGGCATCGTGATAGCCCGTGATCAGGCACGTCATGCGGATATCAGCACCACCAACAAATATCTGAAAGGAGATAATATGACCGTACATGAAGAAACCAAGCATTTTGAAGGAAACTTATAAAAAGAAGGTTAATACATAGTAATTTTACTATGTATTATTTGCACATAATAAATTTACTATGTATCTTTACAATGTCAATAAAACAAGAACCATGAATGAAAAAGAAGAAATTTCAGCCTTACTCCATCGTTTAACACAGTTAAAAATGGAGTTGAAGATGACAGAGTTCACTTTCAAAAACAACAAAAAGTTAACAGAACAACAAGTAAATTCCATTCTAGATGAAAAATTAAGAATAGAAAAATTCATCCGGATTCTGGAAAACAGATTGAAAGAGTTAGAAAATTAATTGTTAAACCAGCCCCCTTAAACAAGGGGACACAATCCTATATAATAAATATGTCAGACATCAAAAAAGAATTGAAGGAACTGGAAGAGATCATGCATTCAACAGATGAAGACAGAGAACAAAAATTCGAAAAGAAGTTTCTCTACATCCGAGAACATTACACCAGCGAAGAAGATAATGAGGCTATTTATAACTTTACCCTAAACGGATACAAACAAATCAATAATGAACTGGAAAACATGACTCGCTATTTGGAACTCCAGAATCAGATCAAAAGCGTAAAGGAAATAATACCTGTTTCATATATCGCCCGGAACTATTTCGGGAAAAGTGCCGCTTGGTTGCAACAACGTCTTTACGGTTATAAAGTAAGAGGTAAGGTATATACCCTTAACGAAAAGGATATCAAAACCTTAAACCTCGCACTACAGGATATTAGCAAAAAGATTGGTTCACTCACCATCGCACTGTGATGGTCTGTTTTATTGACATGATCCCCGTAGTTGAACCGCTACGGGGATTTTCTATTCTAGTCAATTCTATAAAATATACCTTTCATCACCTTGTTTATCCCGTTCACATCTATCTCCGCCTCTATTTTCTCACACAAATATTGTTTGTTACCAATTAAGAACACTTTATTCACATCCGGCAGTTTATCCGTAATGAACTGAATAGTATAAGGAATATCGGAATGAAACAGGTTAAGTGATGACAATTTGTTGCCGATACTATCCGGACATACATCATTCAAGCTCAACGAATAAGGCATAAGTGTTGATACCAGCCCTTCAGGTCTTTGTTGGTAATCGGTAAACGGATAAGCATAATCAAATGATTGCCCGTTAACGGTATGGCGATTGAATATACCGGTATTGATCGCAACCTCCATAATATCACTTTTTTTTTGCTTCTCCTGCAATTCCACATTACCTTCAATAGCCTCCTGGATATTGAAGGCACTCTGCTCGTAACCCACTTTATGAAAGCTCACGACCGGGATATTAAAAAACAAGGGAGTGTCTGTGCGCACATAATCAAAATTATGTGAAAGAAAAGTGTAAGTACCTATATTGTATTGTACTATTTTGGCCGGAACGATCCGCAAAGAGGCGCTCGTTTCTGATTCCGGATTCCGAATCAAGTCAGCATATAAGTTGACTTCACGAAGACTATTTTTATCACCCTCATTATAATTAATGTAATACCGCCTGCCAACCACAAAGAGCGTCTTTTTTCTGTTCTCATCAGACATGGCGTTATAAGCTTGCACCAGTTCGTCGTAAGTATTGTATTCAGTCTTTTGAGCCGCCTCTATCAATTCCCTATCCAACCGTAAGAAGCCATCATCAGTCACAGACGGCAAATCATAACTGACATTGCCGGAACTGATATCTTTATCGTCTTTTTTATCTTCAATCTCCACAGAAAACTCATGAAGTACAGCGTCTTCATTAATCACCTCTTTATCAGAAAAAGAAAAATAGTCATTTAATTTGGCGAAACGAACCACTTTTGTATGTTCATCCACAATAGTAATCACACCCAAAAACTTCTCCAATTCATCAAAGAATTCTGAAACCGTCCAATGTGGGAGCGCACTGGATATTCCTAATGACGCCACCGCACTACAGACATACACATTACGCAAAAAATTATTATCGAAAAAAGAGGTATCAAACGTGTAACCAAAATGCTCCACTATTTTTGTAATCACAGTCATTAAATAAGGCTGAATACATGTACGCAAGAACTCCGGACAAGGAAGAAATCGGTTAGAGCCATCTTCGTATTGAGCATTATTATTCAAATTCTCCGGATTCACATCCTGATAGAAAACAGGAAGCCAGACAGATTCAACCTGATCAACCGATCCATAATAATCAACCATTTCAGAAGCCGGCAAAAATCCTCCAATGGGACGACCTACAACCGGTGTCCAATCACTACCTAAATCCAACTCATCCACATAGATATCATCATTGGTCAGCAAATTAAACTCCGCATTTCCGGACACCAGCTGCACTTTAACCCGTGTTTCTTCTACAGACATCAATACAGCACTGCCGGATAACAAACATCTGGCATCAACCATAAGGACGGCCGTCAAGATGGTTTTCTTCTTGGTCACATCGAGCCGGTTAATATGACCAAAAATCGCGTAATTGGCCGACATTGGAAGTTCTATATCCAATGAATAGTTGGAACTGCGTGTAAAATACGGATTCTCAGAAGCCAACGTAAAATAAAAATCTTCTGACAATACAGCCAGTTGCCCGTTTATATATAATTCCGTCATAACTTATTGCGTGATTTATTGTTATTTAAACGATTGTATTCTTTTTGCGCCTGATTAATGCCATGTTTGCCTGTAACATATGTTTCAGCCACCAACGGTTCTTGAAGGCGAGACTTAACTTTTTTCATTGTCTCAGCACATTCAACCACCAGACGATGCAGTTCCAAATCCACCCCGGTTCCACCTTCGGATACTGGCACCACAGCAGACGGAGCAACCACAGCCGACACATCGCTAGCAGTCAGGCTGCCCACTGTATTGGTACGCTGCGCATGATCAATCAAATTAAGTACGGGACGAATAGCCGGGTTTGCCACCGCAAAACGGTTGGCAACAAATTCATTGGAATGTACAATACCCTGAGGGCGATCCCATTCACCAGGACCTGTGAAGCCTCCAGTATAGAAATTACCAATCATCCCCTTAACTGCTGCAAATGCAACTTTAATGGCCGCAATCTGGGCAGCCGCTTTCGCTATACCGATAAAAGACAAAGGAGCAGTAGCCGCTGCATTTTTTGCTGTGATTTCAACAGCTGCGATTTCAATAACTTTCTCCAAGGCATCAACCGCCATTAGCAGGGTCTCACGGAGAAAACTCTTCATTGTCAGTTCTCCATTAGCAATCATTTCACCTAAAGTCTGCCCATAATCCTCAGCTATCCCCTTAGCCATATCCGTATATTTTTGGGCCAAGGCCCTTTCTTTATCCTGAGCCTCTTTTCTTTTTTGGTATTCCCGTTCATCCTCCTTCAACCTGTTAGCGTTAATTTGCTTTTGGAAGTCTGCTTTTTGTTGTTCTGTTAATTGATAATTGGCCAGCATATCGCTATAATAACCGTATTCCAAATCAGACAAAACCTGAAGATAATCTTCTTCAGATGTCAGGTTTTGATAATGATAACGGGCAGCTGCTTCAACATCTAACTGATATCGCTTTTCTCTGGCTGTCAAAGCACGTTGCTGTGCCTCTTTATACTCTTTATCATCTTCTTGCCTGCAACGCTCTTTGAATTTAATTTGTGCATCTAAAATCTTTTGATTGATTTTTTCAATCTCATCTGGCTCCATACCAGCAATATCTAGCTGTCTGTTCAAATGCTGCATCTCTAAATCTTCAACCAACCGGGCATACTCTTCTTGCGTCATCAAGTCACTGTCAATATACAATTGCTTGAGATGTGTCAATTCAGACAAATATTCTTTTTCCTCCTTAACCAACGCATCTTTTTTCGCTTTTGACCTCTCCCCTTCTGTTAAAGTGCCACCTCCATTGTTTTTACCATCGTTTTTTACTACATCGGGCTGAATGTCGCTAGCTGCAATTTCAGCATTAACATCTTTAATGGCCTGATTTAACTGATCAAGACGAGCCTGAGTCTTATTCAGTTCTTGATTGGCTATCGTGAGCTGGCTACGTGCTTGCTGAGTAGACGCATCTGTAGCTTTAGCCAACGCTCTTGTACCTTGTGTGCCCAAACTAGTAGCCCGAGCCGATGCCATAAACTGTGCCGCATTAAAATTGGCATTGGCTCGCTTCACCTCTTCTTGTTGTTTTCTCTCCAGCTTCTCCGTCTTGCGTTGTTCCCGATACAGTCCTGCCAACTCTTCTCTAGCCGCCTCCAGTTTGATTTGTTTCTCCAATTGCACCAAATAGTCTTTGATGGCACCCGTATTGTCATTCATCAACTTGCCCTCTTCATTTAGCATACCGTTGTAACCCGGAACGATTTGTTTCAATTCATCAATACAGCGACGGCGTTCATTATAGGAGAAATTCTGATTATGAATCACATTTGTCAGCAATCTAATTTTTGACTCCTGCTCGCCATATTTATCATTCAAATCATTACTAATGCGCAACATTGATTTCTGACTTTCTGTAACCCTGTTTTGCTCTCTTTTTAAATCAATCAGCCTACCGATTAAAGCTGCTACCCCTACCGCTAAAAAAGCATAAGGATTTGCCTTAACAAATTTACCTAGAGAAAGCAGCGATGCAACGATTTTTTCATTCCAAACCACCTGTAATTTCGACCAGGCAACATCCGCTTTTTTATAAGCGATCAAAGCAAACAATGTCACACAGGTACTTGCTAACGCACCCTTGTATTTAACCAACCAATCAATCAATGCCGGAGCCATACTAAGTAATTTAGTAGTCCATCCCGTCAACATATTGAGAGAGGGATTTAATTTTTCCATTAATTCAATGCCTGTCTCTCTTATTTTATTCTTCAGCTGAGCCAAACGCGCCTCGTTGGTTTCAGAGTTAATTGCCGCCTGTTCCATGGCCACGTTAGTACCGGTCACCGCCTTGGTATAATATTCAACTTTGTCCGCACCGTCTATCAAGGTCTGTGCTACCGTGTAGGTTTCTGCACCAAAACGCTTCACGATTTCTTCTGTAGATAGTTTTTGTAAATTCTTCAGAGCCGTTTGCAAGCCCACTATCTTGGGATTTGTCTCATCTGCTCCCGTCTGTAGGCGAAGGAAAAACATCTTCAGTCCAGTACCAGCCACCTCGTTCACAATTCCTTTCTCTGCTAGAGTCTCGATGCTACCTACCAATTGCTCAATGGGAACATTAGCCGTAGAAGCGGAAACACCAGCTTTAGTGACGGCTGCCGTAATGCTCTGTACAGCTGCGGAACCGTATTTGGACCCCGCAGCCATCACATTGGCATAGTCGGCCGCCTTCTCGGATGATGCCCCATATTGGTTCATTGATAACGTAACCGCATCAACCGCTTCTTTTAAATCCATCTTGGCAGCCTTGGACAAACGCATCGCCTCAATGGTCACGGCATTCAACGCCTCTTTATTACCCAACAAATCCGGTTTGGCAGACCCTACCAACATATATGCCTCAAGAATCTCTTTACTGGACTGAGTAACCCGAAGTCCAGACTTGTGCATCGAAGTAGACAATATCTCGGCCTGTCGGGCAAGCCACTGAATGGATGCATCATCCAACCCGGTAAGAGCCTTCAGATTGGCAGCCGACGCCTCTTTATCATCACGGTCTTTGCGCATTTTGTTCAACGTCATGGATATACCGGTAATGGCAGCTATACCGGATGCCGCCAACGCCCCCCATTTGGCAAATCCATTATTAAACCGGGTCAACCACCCCTCAGATTCTTTAATTTCATCATTTACTTTACGAATCTCCGCATTGACCAACTTGAGTTGTGCCTGGTACTTCTTCCACTCTTCAGAACCTCGGGCTATGTGACCGGAATTCAACTTAGCATTGATATCTTTCAACAGCCGTCGAAGTTCTTTTGGAGTGGCCAAACCAATATTGTTCATAGCCGCATCAATATTCCGAGCGTTATCCCTCATAGCGCGCAATGCTATATTGGTCTCTTTCAGTTCTTTTTGTAACTGCTTGACTTTTTTGGTATCACCCGCATTTTGGGCTTCAACAATTCTGGCTTTTAAAGAGAGCGCATGTTGTTCCATCAATTGCATCTCTTTTCTAGCCTGCTCCCCATTCACCTGGAGTTCAACGGTCGCTTTTTCATGTATAGCCATCTTTTTTTATTTCAAAAATAAGGTTATAAAAACAGCCGGTAAAAGACAAGAAAAACCCGACTCATCACGAGCCGGGGCAGTCCAATTTATAAATTTAAAGTCTTATGATGAAGATTGTCTGTTGCGCCAATGTTTTACTATCAGCACAACAACAATCAAAACGGTTACACAAACACAGGCAAAACCTATTTGTTTAAGCAAAGTGGATTCTTTTTTATCCTTTACCCCTTCAGTCTTGGTTTCTTCATGTTTGGTGGAAGTGGCTTCCTTGTCAACTTTCACCTCCGTACTATCTTTGGTTGCAGTTTCCTTCCTTTTATTCTTGCTGAAATCACCTTCCACATGACCGTCTGCCAATAACGGAGGTTTCCCGGTCAGGCTATCGGGTGGTTTTCGGGTATCATAGATACAGAAATCAATCACATAGTTACTATTAGTAGTAATGAGTTCGCTCAAAGAGGTACTTGATCCGTGTACGATGTTGACAGATTCACTGGCGCTATCTTTGCTGATTACTTCTACATCGGACTTGACAGCCTTATGCGAACTGCCACATGATCCGAACAACAGGAACAAACACATGAAAGGAGCCAGCAATATATGTCGGCTTACCCAGTTCATAACTCTAACCAACATAGTCTACAACTTAAGAATTTGCATCCTGTTATTTCCGTTAGCCCGATAGCTGACGTGCACCCAAGCGAAGTTAGACTCATCAATCAATTGATCATAGGGCAGGTTCTTGCGGATATACTCAAACAACAGCTTGTTTTGCTGGCGGTCGCCAGTGTCAATATCAGCAGCTTCCCCCACCATGTGCTGCGAGGTCTTACTTCCCTTGACGGCCGCATTAAGTTCCGGACAGCGATAACCACTGTTTACTGTTATAGGCTTTCCCCACCATGTGCGTAACGGGTCCAGTACGTTGTCCACCAAGGCAGTCAGAGCAGTCACATGCTCCTGTCTGCATCTGTTATTGATACCCAAGCGGTCAGCAGTCGTTGACTTGCAGAGTTCCGCAATTGTAAAATACTTCATTTCTTATCCTCCTTATCGTTTAATTTATCCACTAGATGGTTAAACTTGGTTGTTACATAAACTCCGATACCAAATATGCCTCCGGCATACATCAAACATTGAGCAAAAAACCACAATACGGATTCATGTATCTGACCTGTCGGTTCCACAATAAACCCCGCCACAGACAAACCAACACCAGACATTAACATACCTACCGCTGTATAAATCTGCACTTCCTCTTTTGTTTCTTTCTTCATGATATTTTTTATGCCGCTTTATAAAAACAGGCACAAACCAACCAATAAATAACAATATAAAAAAAGACAAGAAAAATTAATTATAAAGCTTTCTGCTAAACCCAATAGTAGAAATCTAGTAGAAATATTAACATACAAACACTTATTTCTACTGAATGTCTACCACTATTCAATAAAATGATATTATCAATTGATATTCAACTTATCATCCAAGTTCCGGCGGAACTTAGGCAAATAATAGAATACATTATGGCAAAAATGCATAAACTGACGAAGGGCGGACAAACCATTTACCCGGCTACTATCTATGATGCGGTGGTTAATTCCAAAACGCGTAAGAGTCTGGCTACAGAAATGTCGGGGTTGAATAAAGGAAGTGCCATTTCAACACAATTTGATACAGATTTTTCAAAAACCAGACTTGGAATTCCAAAAGAAAATAGAAGTACAGGAAAGATTTTAAGTTATAGGAATGGAGCAACTGGGGAACTCACTGTTGAAATGTATATGGGAACATCTATGGATGATCAATATTGGAGCGATGATTTATTCTGGTGCCCATTGCTGCCATCGACCAAATTTCCCTTTATCAACATCACGGCAATAACCGGCAATAATTACAACACGCCCGATGCTGCCAGGAATGCTCTGCCGAATACTTACAATAAAAAAATCGGATTGGTTTTCACTTATAGAGATTTGACAAACAGATATAGGGTATATCTGTACAATTCTGAAACGAGTAATTATATACCGCTTGATTCTTACATGTACGATTCTGTCGTGTATAATTCGAACAAATCTAATACGAGGTTGTCGATAAGCAGTATTAACCGGAGAAAAGGATTTATCTTATCGTATCAAAACGAAGACAGGTTTACAATTGAAATATATAAATCTGATAGTGTAGAGAATTCAAATTGGATAAATGACAAGAATTGGATCGAAGTATTAACCATTGACTCTCTTGAAGAGGTTAAAAACGACTTGATGACAATACGACACATGTTGCAGGATGTGTCAATCAACAAGGTATATGATGAACTTTTGCTCGCCAATAAAACAATAGACGGAGTCGGAAATATTGTAAATGGAAATGGGATTGTTATAGAAAGAATTGATATACCGGCAGGAGAAGAGTATATCTATACCAATGCATATTCGGTTTATTTTTATAGAGATAATGGCACGCTGCTTGGCACGGTTAATATGGGTGCTTCAACGGGAAAGAATATTTCAAAAAGAGAGATACCATCAGAAGCATCATATTGCAGGGCTTGGAATAATAACGCAAGAGATTTTTATTATCTATCATTCAATGAGAATTTTATTCCGCTTGAATTCGGTATAACACAGCTTCCTGAAACTTATTTAGATAAAAATCTGATAACAAATGATAATCTTATTGATGGTTATAACAATGTAAATGGATCGTTACAGTCAAACGAAGCTTATAATACTACACGATTGATCAGAGTCGTTGACAACATAACATCTGTATTTACCAATGCATTTTCAGTCGCCGTGTATGCAGCAGATGGTACGTGGATTGGGTATAGGGGCAGTCAAACAAGAACCTTTAGGGAAGTGATGACAGGCGAAAAAAATTGGGAATATATAATTTTTAATTTCAACAGTGTGGACTCCCCGTTTGTCTCGTTGAATTATTACCCTTGCAACCCGCAAAATGTGAGAAATGTAAAGTTAGATAGAGATGAAATAATCAATATGGCGTATAAAGGGAAGAAGTTTTGTTCATTTGGAGACTCGATCGTAGAACTGATCTCGTGGCAGAAGTATGTGTGGAAATATCTTCAATTCTCAACACATTATTGCCGAGGTATCGGAGGCTCCAAGGTTACATCCATTTCCCCACAAACCAAGAAAGTGGACGAAAATGGCTACTATAATGCCGCTCATCCCGAAGAAGGAACTATCACTATACAGGATAATATGTGTGGTGACGGGCGAATAAATACTATTCCGACCGATACGGATGTATTAGTCATATATGCCTCCGCTAATGATATTACGGCAAATGCCCAAATCGGGGAGCTTGACGATCAGGACGAAACTCATTTAAAATACGCCTATGGGCTAATGTTGAGAAAGATTATCAAAAGATTGCCGGATGCCAAGATATTCGCTTGCATACCACATAATTTTTACAACTCTCATAATAATGCTGATTATCCTTATAAAAATAATATAGGATTAACGATACAAGATTACGGGAGTGTGATAAGAGAAGTATGTGCAATATATTCCGTCCCCGTAATTGATGTAAATGCATTAAGTGGAATATCAACGCTTAATATCACAACGTATCTGCAAGACCAGGTTCATCCAAATTCCGCAGGAGGCATGAAGATAGCTAACGTTGTTATTGATGCTTTAATTCAATATGTTCTTATGGATCTAACCAATCCTTACATCGAAGATACAAAAATGTAAAATTATGATAATTAAAAAGTTAATCACTAAAATAATGTTCCGTCTGTCCGTAGAAGTACACCCAAATGCAGAATGGTTCTAGGGGTAGAGGGCTGACCACACCAAGATCAGCCCTTACATCATAGTATATGCTTTATGAAATTTCAAATATTCTGAGTCATACTTTACAAATTGAATATACAGTTATCTTCAACATAACTTAATTTTGTTAGATTGTTGATTTTTGAAAAAATCCCATCCATACTCTCATAGAAATATGAATTTTTATCATCGCTGTGCAAACGATTATCCTTGATACCGTATAGCTCTGAATCTATAAACTCTATGTCTGGTGTCGTTTCGTTATCCCACAACATGGAGGATGTGGTTTCCAGCCCATTATCTACAGCAACGAATGACCTATTGAAAACAACAGATATATTGTCAGCCAATCTAAACAGAGTCGCCCCAAATTTATATACAGGAGCCTGTTTCCCTTCACTTTCCACTATAATTGTAGCGTTTTCAAAAACCACCTTTCCTGCATCTTTGTTCGCCGAGTCTTTATAAATAAGTAATGTCCCCATTCCTGTTCGACTCCTTATACGTATATTTTTTAAGACATTATAACCGATTGGTTCAGCGAATACAGGTTCATTCCAATTATTTTGCGGGGGATACAATGTTCCGAAAATACCTACTGCATGTAATCCCTGTGTACGTATGCAAATATGTCCAACCTCCTTAACTCTTATATTCCTTAAATAATTCATTTGCGCTCCATTGGCACCGACAACCACATTAACACCCTCGCAGTAGCAGTCATACAGATACATGGCATCGAAAGGCATCCCTGTTACCGAACTTGTGCCATGCCCGGCAAATGCAGTACCAAGATATTCATGTCTGCCTATGGCCTCACAACCGATAAATGCCAATAGTTCTCCATAATAATGGTAATTATAATACATGTGATGATAATACTCTCCATTTGCTCCACTTCTTGATACAGCTCTGCAATTCAGCATCATGTGAGTATGGGGAGCCGCAGACCTGTTAAACAGAAAACCATGTCTACCAAAATCCAAACTTTCTACCCCCTCATAAAATCCATTAGGAATAACAGTACCGTCTGTAGAGTCACCACCTCGAAAAACGATATTACGAATATCAGAAGCATATTGGGTGATTTGCAGTTTTTGTCCTTTTTTCCCAATCTCTGTCACTTCATGAGTTATCTCCACTATTTTTCCTGCAATATCGGTTGTTGATAAATATATATAATAATCCCCCTCCCCCCATGACTCTGAATCGTATCCGCTGAACCAATAGGAGCTACCCGGATTGTTTTCTAGCCAGTCCATGGCATCCGAACTGGACTTTTTCTGTGCGTCAAGCCACCATCCATTTCTTTTCCCGTCTAAAAATACCTGACAAACAAATCTGGCCTTGCTGCCCGAACCATAGTGATGCTTTAGAACATAAATGTTACTATAGCCGCGCAGTTTGTATAATTTATCCAAAGACTCAATGTCATTAACAGAGCTAATATCTGATATAGATACGGTCGGTATTGTCTGCAAATTCAAAAACAAAGGTTTATCCTTGGACATGTCGCCATAACAATCCACTCTGATTCCTTCTTTAGACAAGACTTGTACCTCTGTATTAAATATACTTCCTCGTTCAATAAGGACCGTGTCCCCATCGGTCATCAGTTCATCGGCTTTATTCAAAGTCTTCAACGGAGTTGAGTCAGACAAACCATCATTGGTATCCAAGCCATTGACTGTACTTACATAATAGGTCTTAGATAATGATGTTACGTATTTTTTTCTTTGATTATCCCTTAAGTAAAAAAATAAAGTCAATAAATCATCTTTTGCCATAAATGATCCGGCAGGATTAGTGCTCAAATTCATTAATGGCATAAACATTGAAGGATAACTGGTCAAATCCCCTACCAGAACATTCTCAGATGCATCCGATGGGGACAAGTCCGTATCATCAATTTTAGCGATCATCAATCTGCAATATTGGGTTTTTGTGGGAATGGTAGTATATACAGTATTCCAATTACCATCTTTTGAATTGAAAGACTCACCGGCAGGGTCATTATAAAACATGACATATATTCTATAACCAGGCTTGATAATGATATCAGTTCCTGTATCAATTATCTTGGTATAGACCCTGTTGGTCCCACCTGGTTGTAGTATACCGCTTTGCGAATTGATACTCCCTTGTACGCACAATAGATCCTGTTTTTCCATATAATTGCCACCCTTAATCTCGGTTAGGTTGCGTTCCATTTCATTACTCAAATCATTGTATGATTGTGCAATTCGTTTTGTTTCATCAGTTATCTGTTCAACCGTATTATTGAACTTTTTGATATCTGGGCATAACGCCTCATTTTGATATAATTTACTTATAGTAACCCGTTTCCCTGATTCTATATCTATAGTGGCTTCTTTAATCAAAGAAACCATGATACGAAATTTCTTATAAGATGTTGATGTTGTGCTTTTATCAGTTTTCCAATTGCCATCTTTAGCAGCAAAAGACCCATTTTCATTGTAATAAATTATATAATATCTATATCCACTTTCTATTGAAATGTCAACACCTGTATTTATAAGATCTGAATGTATTCTTGTTTTGCCTCCCTCTTCAATAGCGCCAGTCGTAGTGGATATGCCACCTTGTCCCCATGATGTTACATACGTTTCGTTAAAATCGGACCCTACAATTTTAGCTATTGTTTTATCTGTTATCTGGTCAATCGTATTATAAATACCTTCTGTCTTGTTTTTAATAGAAGTTAATCCAACGTCTAAATCAGATATTTCCGTAGTCAAGCTCTTACGCGTCTTTGGATTGACCACCGCATCATAGATGGTAGCCGGGTAAATGGTTTGTCCGCCCTTCGTCAGTTTATGCATTTTTACCATAATATCTCCTGTTTTAGCCTAAGTTCCGCCGGAACTTGGCCCGTTGTTATTTTATGTAATTATTTATTAACTATTAAAATCACTCAGCACATCATCATACTCCTTATCTGACAGAGATACGCTCTGCACCGCATTGTATGCGGCATAATCCGGATAGGGAATGATCTCCGCTGTGCTCTCATCCGTCTTGCCGGAAACGAGGATAACACCTGTAATCTCCACCGATACAAGATTGCAGATACCATCGGCAAAATCAGCATCAGAAAGATAGTATTCGCGTTTGACCGACAAAGTGCCGGGACGGAGTCCATGCCTGTCAAAAATGACCAGCAGACTACCATCATCAAGCCTATGGCAGTTCTTGTACCCGTGCCCGTCAAACTCCGCAACAACACATCCCGACAGAACTGTACGGTAAGTGAACCGGAAGGGAGTATTCACATCCCCATTCAAGTTCTTCTCTATGATCTTAAAATCGGACTGATAATTAATTCTCATAATACACTATAATATTGATGTTACATCATCTATCTCCTCGGCTGTCAAGATGCCGGAAAGGTCAACACTTCCACCGCCTCCTGTCGTGCCTGTATCACTCCAAACGCCTCTCGTCTTACATTGATACAGAGGACCCGGTATGGTATCCCCCACAACTGCCCAGTCACCCACAACAGGAGATGGGACAGCAGCCTGCAATGCTTCTTCCGTAGAAAACAATCCCTTGTTGCGGACACTGTTCTGCTTGACCTTATCAATCTCGGTAGAAGTCTTACTAAAATTGTAGTTAAGCCGATCTGCCGCCTCACTCCAAGTACCTGTTTTATTTATCGAATTAAGTTCCATATCACTTCATTTTATTTGGGCAATTGGTTTTGATCCCATACAATCTCAGAACCTTTAACCATAATTATGCGTCCTCCCATTATCTGGGTCTGATATATATAACCGTCACTTCCTTTTTGCTCGACAACCATACTGTCCGGGCGGAAATACAAAACATCATTACTATTCGGGTCAAACATAGAAACCATGGGAATCAACCCTTTCAGTCCGTATATGCATGATATATCTATCAGGGAGGCGTTCGTATTATCACGCATCTCTATTGAGGGGATTCCATATTCATTTTCCGGCTCAATGCTTATTGTATAGCCATTTGAAGACTTGACTTTTACTTTTCCAACAAATTCAGGATTTCCATCTGCATCCCATTTGATGTTCCCATTGGCAAGCTGCCCGGAACCATCCTCATTCAACAGTATCTTGCCATTGGCTATTTCAACTTTTCCCCGGAAATATCCGCCCAAAGCATAGATATATCCACGAAAAAAAGCATTACCGCCATGAGTAGCGACAAAGTTCGCCATATTCGCCCATTCTTCATCCGTAGGCTGGTAATTAGGATCATTACGAAACCTCATTACGGTTAATATAGCCTGTTGAAGCGTGCCACCTGCCCAGAATGCCACATCATCATCGTCATTGTATATGCCGCTTACTCCGGCAGTGACCTTCTGTAACTTGCCGTTCTTGTAATTACCCAGTTGAATCATATTGGCAAGAATCAGACCACCAAGAATATCCACAGAACCATTTTTGATCGCACTGGCGATATAATTGATTGACTGAAAACCGGCTGTTGCCTTGTCGTTATCCAAAATGGACGGTTTCCAGTCTGTGGCAATGGTTCCACGCTCTAATTGAAGATCACAAATGGTTGCGGTACCACTGAGCATGAAAATACCTGCACCGTTAAAAGCGAACTTGAAAGTGTATCTTTGATAATCGGACGCAAGAGGCTGAGTTGTGCTGAAATCACCACACGAAACAGCCACAGACACACCTTTAGCTTTAAAGGATATAACATAGTTCTCATTTTTAATCAAGGACACGGATTGGGACAAACTACCGATTGCAGCAGAGTACCCGGAGCCGGCAGCACTATCTGCGGATACGGTAGCCACACCCGTCCAATACTTTAATTGCTTGCTATATAATTCGGTATCAGCAGACAATTGAGTATCAGAGGACAATGTCTCACTTTCATAATCCCCGGTAAACCCGGAGTTACGCAACAGATTGACACTTCCGACAGCCGCATTGTCTATCGCATCCTGAGCCTTTTGGGCCAGATCGGCAGCCGCCTGTATCTCATCCGGAAGACCTTCCATGTTACGCCATCCGGTGGACCCCTGCTCGATGTGAAACATACCCTTGATATCCACACCGCCTTTCTGGCTATATCGAATATAGGTACTCTCATCCTTGGCACCGATATAGGCGTCACCATACACATTGATATAGGCGTGTCCAGTAGACTTGTCAAAGCCCAGCCCGATGACTTCTTTCCCGGCAAGAGAGAAAGAGTTGATACCTTGATAGAAAATAATGGAAGGCGAAGTTTCATTAACAGACGAAAGGATTATAGCTGCCTGACGGGTGATATCCGTCAAGTGCCCAAGCCCGATGATATCATCACCGGCAGCCGGGACATCACTGTCCTTGTCGGCATTGGTTTTGCTCAAATCAATATAGTCAGATCCTACACCTATCACCTCACGCCAATAGTAGCGGTTGGATACATTGTGAGATGTACCTTCTTTAATGTTAAATTCTTGGGCTAATGCTAATGTACCGACTGTAAATTCGTTATGGACTGTCACTCCATCAACTTCCGACAAAAAGAAACAACGGTAGCTCTCATCAAGTTCCTCCACCCTGACACACTTCATACCGGCCGGAGATATGATCTGTTCACCACCTACATGTGTCTTCTTCTTTACTTCAAGCTCGTCAAAGACAGCCTTAATCTTCACATACAAGCGGTCAACAACGGCTTGTGTCGTACCATCTTCCAATACAGTCCAACCACTACCGTTTTTACCAATCAAAAAACCCTTCAGGAACGTTATCAGCTCATTGGCGATATCTTCTTTATCTTTACGAAGAAAATATTTTTCAAAATCAGTTATATCAGCACCAGCATCAATCATGGCCAACAACAAAGATCCGACACGCAATGCCGTATTCGCTCCGGCATTACGCTCATCCCTTATCTGCTCCGCCAATTTTTTTAATGTGTCTTTAATATCCGCCATTTACTTTTTTATTCCAAAGTAACAACAAAGCCAAAAGCCGTAAAAAGACATCATTTCTTTTTATGATGCCCCCATAAATGCGAACGCATAGAGGTACTGCGCTTGTGATTCGCCTCTTCAATCTTCTCCGCAAGCAGACCACAGAACTCCTCACCATACATATATGCCATTTGCTCTTTCAAGACCATGACCGATGCAAAATAGGCACGTGAGAACCATTCACGGGGTTTGCGAGGTTCACCTGAGGTAATCTTGCCGGATTTTTGTCTGTGCACATAATTCTTGCCTCTCAAATCCGGATTCAAAAACTTCAAATCACCCTTGTTATGCCCTCTATGACCGTCATTATACAACTGGCCGTCGATCTCATATCCCCGCCCCGTACCACAATCCTGATAAATGCCATATTCCATAAACTTATGCTGGATCACTGTCAGTTCACTGCTGCCCATTGTCACATTCTCCGTTATATCATTGTGCAGTAACACCGTATCAACCACGTGCAGTCTCATGATCTTCTCCCTCCAAATAGTGACCATCATCTCGGCCCACGCCTTCTTATACTTTGCCCGATCTTCAGCCGTGGACTTCGGTCTATTCTCATTCCTCCCACTCATCACTGTCATAAATTAGAGATACCGGTTCGGAAACATCAATCATAAAATACAGACCTGTACATCCGGAAATAAAGTATTCACCCAGTTCGCGTGAATACACATTATCCGTATTCAGGTACACCAGTTCGTTATCCAGATTCTCACGGTCAACCAGCATCCTGCTGTGCACCTGGCGGAACAGCTGCCGGCACACCTCCAGTGCCGCTTGGCGTTCCGCCATATCACTGATACGGTATCGCATCATGAGAAACACGGTAAAAGTACGTTTTTTAAAATATCCTCCGGAACGCTTCTCGGTCACTCCGTCATTCGTATCATCTACTGCGAAAAACGCGGATTCGCGCCGAAGATTCTGAAGAACCTCTTCAAGCGAGTTGATACCGGAACAGACACACGGATAAAAAGCGTGAGCCTTGGCCAATTTGTTTTTTTTGCACATTCCTTTAAAATAGGACAGCGCATCGAATAAATTATTTGCATCCATATCTCTGTTGTAACTCCTGTGCCTCGCGAGCCTTCTCATTCAGTTCGGTCAACGCCCGCCAGCAATCCATCTGCAATACTTCTCTCTCCTTTGTGATATCCCCGCCTGTCAATGCCCGAATCTCCGCATTGACGAGTTCAAGCATATTAAAGGCTTCACCCTCCAGTTGTTCCGGAGGACGGAACAGATAGGGAAAGCATTTTGTAAAATGATTCTTAACCGATGCAATCCACAAAAACACGGACAGCAGTTCTTCTTCCGAAGGATTGAACCGGCGGGGATGCCGCCCTTTGCGATCCACATACAACAAAATTGCCATGGAACGCAGAAGAGCGTTATCGCGCGTGCGTAAAAAGCCCTGATAATAATTCTCAATACTGACATACTCCTTAAACGGAACATCATGCAACCGGGCATCCACCGACCGGAACCTGCCGATCCGCCACAAACAGAAAGGCATATCACCCGGACGCTCGATAAAATCCAGCATGTGCAGGAAAGACTGTACTTGCCACGAATGAACAAAGAACCGAACCTTTTTCCATCCGTTGCGAACAGAACAAACCCACCCGTCCTCCTGTCTGCGCAATACAGTGATTCCCAGCAGCCGGACAAAGATGTATGTCTTTGCCGTGACCGGATCAAAACGGGTCATGATATAACACACATAACGCAATTGCCATTGCTCCAGCTTGTGCCATGCATCCGGCAGATGGAAGTTGATCAACCTATCCCCAAAAGTAGCAGGTGTCTTCTTTTTCATTTTTATAGTATTCAAAATGTTTTACCTTATACGCATCGCTATCCTTATACGCCGGAAAATCGTCCGGACACCCCTCCAGCAAGTTAACCACATTCGCCAGTTCCACACGGAATGCCGGCAACTGCTTGTTGATCCAAAAACCTATCGCCCTACGGAGCGAACAAACCAACGGTATCTCAGCTTCAGCCAGAGACTTATGCCGGATTTGTTCAAGCAAATGATCAAATAAAACTGCGGATATCTCGCGCCGGATATATTCTTCAGCCTCGCTGATTTGCGGACGAAGTTCGAGCAGATCAGCACGGATGGCTGTCGGTCGGCCTGCAAAATCACGCACATGGGCACCGGTATAGTAAAGGGAACTGATCACCAACCGGGCACAAACAGATGAAGACCAAGCGTCATCACCAGTCATACCCTCAATAATACAGTCCAGCGTATAATCCGCTTCACGCTGTATCTGCACGCGCAACGATTCAACCCGATCACGTGATGCCGGAGATATATTCTGGTTATTGACAATACCGAACCCCGTATCCGTCAGTATCAGATCCAGCCCCGGGATCGCCTGATAAAACGCATCAAGACAGATATAACGGCACACATCTTCTTTAACGGGCAGCGTATCCACATCCGTATCACTCCCCAGCACCGTGCCGAAGAGTTTATGTTCAGCCTGTTCAAACCGATCTTGTATCGCATCAAACACATACACGTTTGCCGAAGCAGCTGCAAAAACGACCTTCTCAAAAGTCTGTTTATCAATTATCATCTTCATCGTTATTATGGTTTATCCGGTTAGCAGTCGTTGATTTGGCATCGGTATTCTGATCCAGTGTCGTGAGCAGGATCATCGGCACATCCGGATAGACCTTCTCACCCCATCCGTTATAATGAATCACCACATTATGCGGCATATACATCAGATCATGAAAGGCAATCTCAAGCGACTGCTTGAGAGTAAACAGCTCGCGCTTGTCAGATCCGGAGTTATTGGACTGTGACTTGCCCGGAGTGGCTCCCACCAGATTGGGATGAATATTATCACCATAACAGGTAATATTGGACGCCTCTTGAATGTCTTCAGACCAGTCGCCACCCTCTTTAGTCGTATCAATCACATTGATACGCACCATACGGTTCTCCTTGCCGTTAGGATCGATGTAATAACCGGTAATCCAGACCTTGCCGGAATTCTCGATGCCGGACACAAAATTTTTAATATTCTCTTTTTCTTTCTTAATGCGCTCCAGCTGCTTTACAGGCTCGGTTATGTGCTCTTCAGCCAACAGATTGGACCAAAAATCCTTGTGGACTTCAACCTGGTACTTAACCGTCGCATGATTCTTCAGCTTGGCTTTTTTCCCCTTACCAATCAACCGCTTGATGTCAAACCAGTCGCCTCGAAAAATAGAAGTATAGTTGGGTAACGGATAGTATCGGCAGCCGGGTGTCGGAAAACGGACCAAAATGGCAAACTTGCGGTCTTTAGTGGGTATAGACTTTTTTCCGTCCTTGCCGGGTTCACGCCCCATCCGAACCTCCAGATCACCCAACGGGTCTTTTTCGTCAAGCAGCGGCAGTACCTCGATCTCATCCTCACGCAAGGCCGACTTCCGGAAGTTGCCATAGAAAACATGATTGATACGCCCCTTATCATCCGCCTTTTCAAACCGGCAATAACAGGCCTCCTTGTGCCGGAGCCTGACAATCCGGGAACCGTCAACAGACAGTATGATCACCGACACACAGAAAAAATAATACTTCATATCTGTCGCCTGTTCAAGCATGAAGGAAGGTATACTGTTATGCAGCATCCATTTTTTAATTTCCTTATCAACAGTCGGTCTGCCCGTATCATAGTCATTATACTTCTGCCCAGCACCGTAACAAGTAAGCACATTGAACAACTTGTTCTGAGACATCACCTCGTCAACCCCTATCAACCTGATCAGCTCATACGGTAGCCTGTTGTCAGCGCCCCAGTTCACGTATTTATAACCTTTCGCCCCCGGCAACGTCGTCGAGGACACATCTTCGCCATCCTCGTCAAAAACCGCCGAACTGTCCTCGACCGTCTCCATGGACGCCTGCACGCCGGATTTACCCACCTCAAACACACCTGAAGGGATATAGTCCAGCCGCACCCTGTTGTTTGTCTTATTTTTCATAAATAAACCTCCATACCATTAATTGAAAACAATGTGATATCACGCAACCTGCGCGGCAGTCCGGATTTGGGACACTTGACCAGATGCGTACCTCCCCGCCAATGGGAACCGATACAGATCACCCCCTTGTACTCAATGATGTCACCTGTGGACAATTTCCAGACACGCAAATCAACCGGCTGTCCGGATTCCAGCAGCCGGATGGCATCAAGCCTATGTATTACCTTTATGCCCATATCACTCAAACGTATAATCAAATGTATTATCAAACACACGTCCGGCACGCGGCAACTGCAAGATATTGTGATTACGCTGCGCATACCGATAAGAGAAAGTAAAGAACGGCAAATGATCCGGATCGTTGCTGCGCTTCGATTCCGACTCGGTGATGGTAACCTCCTTGCCCACTGTCGTACCGTCCAGCAGATAAATCTCTTTAGACCGGAACAAATCATCAAGCCACAACGCCATCTCATGTGTCAACACACCCGTATTGGCCTTGAACACCTTGGTCTCATCAATCCGATAATTACGGAACATGCCATTAGTGTAAGCGGTGGACCGGACGTATTCCGGCTCCAACGCATGAGTTCCAGTACAGTAAACCGTCTCCTGGCACCCGAAAGAATTGGTGAACAACAGAACCGGAGCGACATCGGGCGCATCAGGATCGAGTGAGAAAGTCTGCGTCCGTACTCCGGCATGAATAATATAGCGCACCAGCTCGAAGCCCGGTTTGACCAACAATTCGGGAGAAACTTCTACCGTAACGATCTTGTCCGTATCTGTCACCTGCCGCAAACTCACCTCACGGGTAGACAAACCGTCTTCGTCCCGGTAATAGACACAGGTAGCAGTCACAGGACATGCCTCAGTCGTGACCAGATGCACGAACTCCTTGCGCCCTATCGCCGTAATCTTCTCTCCCATCAGCGTGGACAAAAAATAGCCCGCCATAAAATCCGCAGCCGGCATGGAGGACTCCGCAGCACAGAACTGCACCGTAAAGTTTTTATTCTGTTCGGATGATCCGTCCGTTATCCGATAACTGCACCGTTCTATCAGGTTTGTTGCCAAATACGGTTCAATCAAGCCCTGCAAATCATTGATGGTTATCCGGCCGGAAGCATCCGGAATGTAAGTTTCGGACAGAATCTCTTTTTCTCCGACTGTCAATGAGAGAACAGCCGTATTCTGATCCGTAGCGAACACCAGCTCGTTCAGTCCGGAACTAAAGGCATAGGCCGGGATATCCTTTACTAAAACTATCATATAACCTTTTTTATTTCAAAAATAAGGCAAATACCACAACCTATAAAAGACAAGGACACCCTGTCTTGCAACAGAATGCCCTCTATGTAAAATGTATAAAAAATGTTTCTTATCGACGCATCATCATCCATTTGGGACGATTGTCACTGTCTACATGGATGTGATAGCCCGTATCACGCATCGTAGATGCAATATCATTCAAGGACAACTCCACCATATCAGACAAATCATCTTGAATATCTTGTGTGCTTTTCAACAACACATCATCACCATCGGGTTGATCAGCCGGAAGAAACGCCATCAGATATTCAATCAATACATATTCCTCTACACGAGATGATTGGGAGTAGAATTATTTTTCATGCTTCACCTCCTTTGTAACATAGTCATGCAAAAACGCATCTAATCGGATTAATTGTTCATGATTTATTTCGGATATATCTCCATAATTTTGAGCAAATAAATGGAATTTGATTTCTTTATTACCGTCACTACCTATCTCGACAGTCTTCATTATTGAAAATTCGTCATTCATCGCAAACCTCCTTCCAACATTTTCGGGTCTGAAGCTTCACAGAAGCGAAACTCTCCACGTACAGGATAAATGTGAACTATGAAGACAGTATTATACGGATTCTTATCGGGATAGACCTCAATACGTATATCATTGTTTCTGGAAACATCCACACGAAGCGGTTTGGTTCTTGGAAATTCTTCGTCCAACATGGACGCTTTGGCACGGACAGCCTCAATAAAGGCATCACGTGACAGTTCATCAGGAATCAAGACATGAGTGAAAGTGGAAATCCATTTGTTCATAGCCCTGCCTTTATTGTTGACAGACAGGTAAGTTTTGGGTTCATCAATAAAGAATTTCATCTCAGACCTCCTTTCCAAGCAAGATGTAATGACACAACAAACCAAGCCAGGCAAAGCAATGCAGGAACAGCCGACACAAAACCGGCACATACCAATGCAGAAAAAGCCAAGGAAGCATGAGCCATAAGGCACACCTGACGGTTGGTAACTACGGATTCAAGAACACATGAGAACAGTTGATTCTCCTTTTCGCACCACGCACTGAACGTGGATTTTTTCGCCTCTAATACAGGCAAAGTAACTGTTTGATTTTGTTTCATACGGTTTGATGTTTGACATTTTAGGCAGAAAAAGAACGGCTGCCATCTCCCGTGTCGTCAAACATCAAACCGTGTCACTCCGTAGAGCAATTAAGTTTTGGGAAAGGCAGCCGTAACTTTATCACAAAAGTTGTGACTTCTACAATATCTTAATTATTGGGCATAAAAAAAGCCCATCAAAATACGAGCATTAACCGCGCTCTACGTACTTGACGAACAAGTTTGATGTTTGACTCCGCAAATATGAGGATTATATTTGAGAGTGCCAAACTTTATTTAAAATAAATCCTGCTGTTGTGGGATTTTAGTCGATTCTTTATAAAAAAGGATAATGTCTATTTTAACATTATCCTTTTTCATTTTATATATTAAATAAATATATTTGCAGCATGAAAAAAGCCCTACATTATATAATATCATATTTTGGAGCTGCTTGTTTTTGCTGCGGTTTATTAGGATGCATATTCAAATGGATATTCAAACTTTTATCCTATACTCCTTCAGCTACCTATATAAAATGTTGCATAATCTTATCCATATTAGTGGGATTAATATTTACAGTTTGTTGCTATCATCCCAAAAAAATCAAATAGATTTTTCATCCGTACTATCTGAATCCGATTTTGTAAATGAAGTTCCCAATTGCTTTATCATATCTACAATAGCTGTTGGAGCTTCTATTTCCATATTATCTAATTTCTTACTCAATTTTTTTATAGTCTTACGTTTTGTTCTATCATTTAAAAATTCATTAACCGTCTTCACCATTTTAGAAAATGTATCTCCGATTGTGGGTGATTTCGCTTCAACATGAAAGTTACCTACATTAATAGAAAATGTGCCTCCCTTAATAAACAGTACTATAAGTCCTATAATCGTGATTCCTTCTGGAGATTGAGCAAATACTAATATGTCACCAGGTGATTGCACAGACATCTTCATTTTTATGTCTTGTGATGTAAGTCCCAAACCATTTTTTGAAGAATAATCATTAAATAACTCCATTAAATCACCGACTAAAGTAAAATCATCAGCAGACAATGTATCTTCTTGTCTCACTCTTAGGACAAGATAGGTCATATCTCCTTTAGTATAGAAATCGTTTAAGAAGTTATCTACATATGAAGCATAGGACTTAATTTCTGAAATTATATGTCTTGAATTGAACATCAACTGTAATTCCGCTGGCAAGGAATGACGCATTGATGTTCTTAACCACTTTACATTTCTTCTTTTTGCAAAAGGGCAGCCCAATGCCGCATGAAGATTCATCTTTTCCTGATATAGTTCACTCTCTATAACTCCAAAAGTAACTTTATAGGAAGAAGAAGCTGGTACGATAACAATATCACCCACTTTCATTTCACGCGCAAAACGAAGCATCTGTGAAGCAGGATAACTTGTATTGCGAATATTTTCCCTCCTGCCTTTCAACATTTCTTGCAATATTTTTCTAGCAGTTTTTTCTTTTTCAGGGAGATGATTTAAATCATCAACAGTTATTTCATTATATCCGATTGCTATGAAATGTTTATCTACATATTCATCATAATAATCGCCTCCCATTGTTCGAACCAACCAATAGTTTGTTCCATCTTTTATAGGTTCTATGTACTTAATCAATTTTTCAACATCAAAATTCTCCATTCCAGACAAATATGGCGAATCCCTTATCAAAACGCGCCCAAAGGTATTAGTGTAACCTTAACCCGATTTTACGGATTACGTCTTGAAAAGGGATTCATGTCCTGTTTTACCAGTATTTATGTCACTAAATTTGAGGGCACTGCAAATATAATGATAATATCTGACAGCGCAAAGAATTCAAGATTACGAAAATAGAGACAAATACCTATCCATAATGTGCTTTATCATCAGCTTTATAGCATCCATAATAGCAAGAATGATATAATAGAACCGGCAACATTTTTTCAAGCAATCGCATTTTTAATGCGTTCCCTTATCGCAATTCTATTGCGTTAAACAAAAAATTCCGCTTTCCCCCTGCGGTGGCTTGCAGACACGGCCTCCAAACAAAGAGCAGGAGGTTGTGTCTGCAAGCCACCGCAGGGGGCGACACGCAAAGGCACTCCATCCCCCGAATCGAGGTATAGAGCACCTTTTCAGACTTTCTAACGCATTATCTAGCGCCAAAACGGACAAACTGAATCTGCGGTGTCATATCCTTAACAGGCTGAATATTTCCCTGCAACTTCATCGGTTGCAAATCTGCTGAGGATTCATGCGGTGTCGGTGTATTGTCCGTCACTTCATAGATTGTTGGTAATTTAGTAAAGCTGTCCACAATAACTAACCATCTATGCCAACAAGTATCAGAAGACAGTGAATCCATATGAAGAACCTCACCACTCAAGGAATACAAACACATATTCACTAAAGTCATCAAACAACAAGTATAAGAGATATCCGCTGCAACAAAATAACGATTACGGTCTTTTCTCGCACAAGCCAAAATAAGCCCACCACTACCACAACAAGGGTCGTATATGCGTTTATCATTATCCGTCTTATCAGCTTTATCAACAGTAGGAATATATACCAATTGTGCCAGCAAATTCGCAACAGGCCGAGGAGTAAAAAATTGCCCGCTACCTGCATTTAAAAGATTTTGTTCAAACCAGCCATAAAAGGGGTCCTGTAATTCTTTACGTGTCATTTCATCCACCAACGAAGCAAAAGCCAAAGAAAAATATTGTAATTCATCCCGACTATATTTCTTAATCGTCTTAAAATAAAGTTCTTCTGCTCTCCCCATCTGCAAACAACAGACTATAATCTGTAAAAAGTCCTCAAACACCTGTCCTTTATCGTATTTGTGCGCCAACATATTCAAATACGTTCCATAAGGCTTCAAATCATTGTTTTTCATAGACCTGCAAATTAGAGAACACAAAACAAATCGGGAAAAAGTTCAAAGGGTCATTCTCTTCCGTATCCGCTTCATCAACTTTCGGTGTCCGTTGCTTGGGCTGTCCCCATAGACAAAGGGCGTGCTCACCTTTACGAATTTTCTTACCCTCGCTATTCCATTGCTTCAATGTTTTCAACTCACAATGACCCGACTGGGCATAAACAGTCTTTAACCCCTCGTTTATACATTCTATCTGCCCCATCTTCACCAATACTTTAATCGGTTCAGAGAGTTGTTTCAAAATACTACGTTTTTCCTGTATTGTTTTGGCATTTTCAAAATAATTTCCCATTTTTGCATAAGATTTTAATGAGTGAAACTTTTGTTTTACATCACCCTCCTGCATTGGTGCAACAATGCAGGAGGATTTTTTTTATAAAAGGTGTTCCAATTCTGTCCGCAAATTATTCTCAACCTCTTTTAATTTACTATTAAGGTCTTTCCCCCAATCTGCCAGAAGATTTTTAATTGCTGTCGGATTATGAGTAACAATGCTCATGCCCCTAGCATCAACCAATGTCAGTTGCGCTGTTTCCTCTTCATGCTTCAAGACAAAAGCCTGTAACTGCTTGCGTTTGCTACGAATCTCAGAATATTTGTTCTGCAACATATACACCCTTTCGGCTTTATCAGTCAGTTCATCAATACTCATTTTTTTACTCTTAGGAGCAGCTTGCTGTGATTCTGTTTTTTCCGTCTTGACTTTAGCCTCCGTTTTAGTTTTTTTCTCCTTAGGTTGTTCGGGGAGCGTAGGCAAAAGAATAAGTGAAGCATTCTCAATTGCCGTTTCTTGTTTGTTAGCCACTTCTTTTGTGTTTCCCATCACTACTGCTTTTGCAGTTTCCACACTCTGTGCATTTTGATTTGCATTCATAATTAAAATTTTAATGAGTTAAACATTTGTTATTATTAGGAGTTAAACAGCATAAAGAGTGCAACCTTTATGCCTTATCCTTACAATACAAAGATACTCATTTTATAGTTAATACGCAACAGCAAAATACCATACAACAAACTATAAATCAATACATTATACATAAACACAGTTTATAAAAGCACAATAAAAAGCCATAAAGCCCAATCATTTTTTTTATGAGTTGAAAATCAAAAAACATACAAACGTCTAACCCACATCTTTAAAATAATCCATTTTTCGCCTAAAGATTAAAAATAGTTAATAATCAACGAATTACCTATCTTTTTCAAGCATTTACGACCATATTTTTTTCAGTTTTCCAGCGCTCAAAAAAATGATTGCCTATTTACCAAGCATTTACAGCCTTTTTCACCCGCACTTTGTGCGGAACTAGCGAAGCGTACCCCCCACCGCGCTATCGAAAAAATCATTACCCACCCCCAAAAAGCAGCGGAATATGTAACTTATTATTACCAAGCGGACGGTATGCCGCAAACTAGGACAAAAAAAACCGCACATCATATGATGCACGGTAATGAGATATACACTTCGGTAATCTCTACAACGCGGAAGTAACAAACAGGTTGATATGGGTATGTGGAAATTTCTCACAACCGATACACAAGGTATCAAACGCATCGGAGCCATCGGTACGCCCTTCAAGCCGGTCCTCCTCCGTTTCCGCCAGCTTCTCACCCCGTTTGTCCTTGCCCCCATTGTACACACCTGCCGTCTGGATGGATATCAGCAGATCTTCATTATTCTGCTCGTTAAAGAAAGGTATAAGATTCGCCTGTCCGGACAACATACGGTTGACCAGCAGATATTTCTCAATGTGACTCATAGGCTTGCCTATATACACTTCATCCACCTGCCAGCCACGCTTGCGGAACTCATGCGCAATAACCCACCTAAAATCCTGATCATTGACTGCATAATTGGAACCCAATGCCGTACTGTCATAGTAAAACACCACCTTCTTACGCTTGTGATGCCGGTAATAAGTACAAAAATCATCCACCAGTTCAGGCAACTTACGTTCGTACTTTACAAAGAAGGACTTGAGCACTCTCAGCTTGCGCCCCTGCGGCTGTCCTGCCACCAGCCAGTTGATATTCGCATTGTAATCGAAAGCTATGCAGATGGGCATTTGGGGCTCCACATCGGCATCAGCCAACGAAGTGGGAACCTTGAGCTTGTCAAACTTGTACTCCAAACTGTCAAGGTAGGAAAAGTTGGTAGCACTGTACTTGTGACCGGAACGCAACGAAGAATAGAATCCGTCACGGGTGATGCCTATGCGCTTGCACAGGATAGCCGTCATGAAGGTCAACGGAGGCAGGTCACGTTTCATGTCATTAACCCACTTCTCACCCAACACCTGCATGTTCCAGATACTTGAATATTCCTTGTACATGACCGCCACGGAACGCATCCGGCACAAATCACGTGAAAGAGTACGGAGATAAGAACGCAGATAAGCAGGTATCTCCTTACCTGCCGCAACCAGCTTCTTGATTTTATCTTTGGTCTTCCATATTTCAAAAACAGCGCCCTGTATCACCTCAATCAGTTCGGGATCACACTTCTTCTCATAATCCAGGAACCAAGACCCTTTTTTAGTGACCGGCATATCAGAGGAGATCAACATGCCATGGTGAAAAAAGTGATGCCCGAAGTGCTGCTTGTTACCACGATTGGCCGGAAGTGTCTCATCCTTCAGCTGTTCGAAGTCAATAAACTTGGCTTCGTCAATATCCAGTGCGTCATAAGAATGCGAGTTGGATGTACCGCTCCGGTCCTGAGAAATGATATAGCCGATTGATCCGTTATACAAGGATAGAATATTCTCCCAGTTATCGGGTTCAAAAATAGGCTCACCCCACCCCCATGACTTCGGCGGCTTGCGACCGACACACCAATGCAGGTCACGCTTAAATCCCCAGTTCTCCCAATGTATCAGCATGGAGGGCAACGTATTAGTCAAGACACGCTTGCAGTTGGCACCGACAAATCCTGTAATGGAACCGGGCATACGCTGCATGTTGCGCAAATTCCATGCCGCATGAATCAATCCTTTCCCGATACCACGACCACCCACAATCACCGAATCTTTGGCCGCCGTGTACATCACTTCCTGCTGAGGGTCATTAAAGTATTGTTTCATTATTCTTTCGGTTTAGGATTAAAGATATCATCTTCATTGAACTCAACCTCTTCAAAGTCCACATCCTCAATATCGTCAGACCAATATTGTTGAATCTTTGATTTAATTCTATCCCGGACATTAGGAATAGGCTTGATGCCAAGCACGGTCGGATCATCCGTCGGCTCGAAAGGCTGCACTATAATCTTATCATAACCTTTGTCCAAGATGTCTTCTTTATCCAACTGGGTGTATTTGCCATAATAATTGGCGGCAGCCCCCATGGCGCGCGCATCCTTGATACGCCGGGCCATTTCGAAGGTCTCATCAATCATCTGGCAGAACTTGTAGCGATGGTAATCCTTGGTTGTCTTGGCCAGATCACCCAACAGACGCTTGATAATGCGTACATCATCGTATGCGGAAGATTTGCTGATCTTGTAGCGATACTCCAGTTCCTGCACAATCTCCAAATCTTTTTTGCGCGGGAACTGTAACCAGTAATTATACATATCCCGGAGCCGGATCAACCGCTGTTGAATCAGTTCGGGAATGCCGTCAGCCGCCATCTCGTTGACATCGGCGAACAGATATTTCTCACATACTTCTATCGTAGCAGGTACAGGCATAGTTATTACAGATCTTCATCAGCGTCCATATTCAACAGATAACCGTTTGTCAACGACACCGCCAACGGACTGCCCACATTCGCCAGTTCGATCTCCTGTCTACGCAGTTTCAGTGCAGTGGATGCTTTGGCGTAATAATACGCCCTGGAAACAGGCGAATTACGGTCAAGGATATCCAGACGCAACGTGTCCGCATCCACATCAAGCAGCACTGCCATATCGGATATAGGGGTCAGCAGAGCCGCCAGCTCGCTGATCCGATCAAGTTGTTCCGTTGAATAGACCATCCAGTTGTATAGCGTTAGTATTAATAATATGAGCGTAACGCTCTCTCAGTTGTATAAAAACAGCGGGATCGGTTGTGATGATTCCGCTCTCGACACGATTGCCCCTTGTCTGATTCTGTGAGGTGCATATCGACACCTGCCACCTTGCATTTTGAATGAGAATCACTTTTGAATGATTTTCAGACAAGTACACTTCATCGAACACATTGGCTATGAAAGTATAAAGATTGACCGTCTTACGGGATGCTTTCAAGTCCGCCAACATGGTAGCCCGGATAAGCTGACCGCGCCGCTTCAAGCGATAGATCCGGCGGAGAAACTCTTCGGAAGTGGAAAAGGTGGAGATGTAAATCTCCGCCGGACCAGTCTCGCTCAGAATCATCTCGATGATGTCGAATAGCTGCACACGGTTATCCAAATACGCTTGCAAGGGTGCTTCGGACAGTGACCGCAACAATTGCCTAACCTTTTTCATCGGTTGAGATGGTCACTCCCACCGCCGCCAGTTCCGCTGCCTGTGTCTCATCCACCACATTACCGGTAGCAATCAGGAAGTCATACCGCTGCTGTACCTTCTGCAACAAGGCAGTAAACTTGCCGGCATCTGTATCCTTCAACTCCGCCAGCTTCTTCTTGTTATCAGACAGATACTTGCGTGCCGCACCCACTTTTTTAGCGATTTCAGCCGGGTCCAGACCGGAAGCATCTTCCGTCTTCGTCACCGGATCACCAGGCTTATAATCATCGTATGCCTGCAGGTTGGCACGATACTTCTTGTCCGCTTCATCAAGCAGCTTCAGGTATTCGTAACGGTCACAAGCCGGCGCCGACTCCATGCCCTTCAGCTGCTCAAACAACTCTTTGATCTTAAACCATAACGCCCCGTTATCCGTCCACAGACGTTGAATCTCAGGGGGAAGGCGGTCATGATCCATACGCCTGCCTTTGGCGACATTCGCCTCCGGGAACTCATCATCCACATCCAGTACCGGAACACCTCCGTCTATGATCCGTTGTGCGGAAGGTATGACCGTGATATTCATCCGTGCGATATCAGATACGGTTTTTCCATCCAAACGGATTTTCAAGTGCTTGCGCAATTCGTACTCCACCTTATCGGCAAACTTTTCCGGCTTGCGGATTACATTCTGAAACAAAATCTTATTACGGTTCAAGGACAACAACAGAGTGGCACCCGCCACCACATCACGCTCAGAAGGCGGTGTATCCAGATAGTCCTGTATTTTATGAGTCAATTTCTCATCCATATATTAAAATATTAAAAAAGTGGCGGCATAGACCAGCCACACCACCACTCCGATTTATAAACTTAAAGAATCAAGGCTCATCCAAAGAAGAATCGCTCCATGCGGAACCGTCCGCACCGGAGATATCCCCATCCTCCGTTTCAATTTTACCCGGATAGAAGGGAGCCGGGCACACATCGGTCGCTTCTATCTCAAGCGTGGTACCGGCCTCTCCGGTTACTCCCTCGCCCAATGCCTGGGCGGGCTTGGTCACTGTCTCGAACTCCTCACACCCCATCACACGGAACTTGCCGTTGCGCTGCTGTACAAGATAGACCAGATCATCGGCCATCGCCTGACGGCAGAAACCCGCCGCATCTTCTTCAGTACCCGGATGCTTGATCGTGCATTTGTTCAGACATGTGACACTCGGACGCTCTCCCTGCACCTCGGTAGTCACATTAGATTTGGCGGACAAGGAATTAAGCGTTAGCCACTTCTTATCCGACGCCATCGTAAAATTACCCTTGTAGGTGGCCAGTTCACCCATTTTTTTCGCCTCACCCAACTTGGGAAGCGTAGGCCAGGCCGCAATATTGGATTTCTTCTGAAAGAAAACCTTCGGACGGATGCCCGGAAGCACCGTCTGACCGTCACACCAGTTCAGTGACTGGTACATATCCGCTGTCGTACAATCTGTTGCCATATCACCTCCTTTTTTTAAATCGGGGTCGTACCATCAATGGATGCCACCAGCAGACGCTCCTTGGACAAACTCTCGAACTCCACACCGAAAAACATCGTCGCGATGAACTGGAGCACAAATGCCTTGAAGCGTGCCACCTCCACGTTCTCCTCCTCACCGGTCTGATTAACACCCACCAGCATGTTACGCTTGACCGTCATGTGGATGAACGGACTGTTCTTCTTATTCGCCAACGGCACAATATTCACATTGTCAAACCCTTCGACATAGTACTGCTTGTATTCACGGTTGTACGGAATTGCTCCTGTAGTGCTCTTGTAGTCCTCACAATAGTCGAAAAGCACATGTTTCGGAACAAACAGCTTGACCGAAGACTCCTCGGTCAGCATATCGTCAGCCGCCATGCAGACCGCTTTGAGCGTATCGACGGCATTTTCTTTGGTAATCGCCTCAATGACCTTGTAGTTGCCTAACTCTTCAGAAAGTTTTTTGCCATCCAGCTCTTTTTTAGTAATGGTGTCAAAGCCATTGAACAGATCCTTGGAAGTCTCACCCGAATCATTACGGACCGCATTCCACAGTACCATATTCAGGTTCTTGCCCAACTGGGCGGTCAGATACGCCAGCACCTTACGGGTGATCTCGGTATTCTTCAACGCCTCGCCCTTGGTAATGTCGGAACCCCACATGGACTGATAAATCTTGTTCGGTGAGAAATTACGCACGACAGAACCGAAGTAGGTATACAGGGTGCGCGGATTGATCACCACCTCACTGTTATCCTCACGGGTTTCGGAGTACGGTCCGAACTGCATGTCACCCGACAGTTCACCCACAGTCTCGGCATAACGGATGCCTGGACGCAGAGTCATGTGCTGCAAAGAACGTGACAGCCCCAATACAGGCATCTGCAACAACTCCTTACGGTACTTGCGAGCACTCTTCTGAAGGTCCTCGCTGGTAATATTCACGCTAACTTGTGCCATATCAAATATAGTCTTTAACTTCGTCATACATGGATGCAGCGGACACCGCATCATTTTTTTCGTCTTCTTTCACACTCGTGGTGGTAGTGTCACCATCGGATTTTTGCAGGTTCTTGATCTGCTCGTCACGCTGTCTGACCAGATCCTTCTGTTCGCCGACCTCCGTCTCCAGCGCATCCAGCCGGTCATTGACAGCCTTAACCTGTTCCTCGGTGAGTATTACCTTGCCATCCGAGTCCTCCACCCCCTCCACATTCAGAAGGGTGTTGATTTTGGTGTAATCTTTTTTCATTTCGGAAACAATAGAAGGGGCGGACTGTTTTTCTTTGGATGAAAACAATCCGTCCAGTTTAGTTAATATTTTGTTTAGTAATTTATGACTATCAGCCGTATCCCGCTCACTCCCGGACGCAACCGGCAAAGGGGACAACCCCAGCATATTGACCTTGCCTTCGTAAGCGGCAAGATTGAGCTTATCCTCATCGCCCTCGATGATCTCGTCCACAAAGCCATACTCCAACGCCTCTTGTGCGGTCAGCCATCTGCCCGCCTTCAGAACATCAAGAATATCATCTACCTTTTTGTTGCACTTGGCCGCATACATGTTCGCCAGTACCAGATCGAACTTGTCGTTCTGCAGCTTGTTCTCCTTCAGCTCATCGATGAGCTGTTGGATCTGGTCAGCGTTATACTGCCCCCAGGCATCCACCCAGTTACTCACCTTGTGCACCAGGAACAGACAATATCTGGAAATGCACACCTTTTTCGCACCCAGTGCGGCAATAGTAGCCGAACTTGCCACCAGCCCATACAGGTAGGCGGTCACGTCTCCATGATCAACAAACTGCTGACGGATATCCAACCCGTCATCAACCGCACCTCCCAAAGAGGAGATGCGGACATTGACAGGCTTGCCTTTCAAGCCTGCCAGCTGATTGCGGACATACTGTTTGGAGTAGCCCCAACGGCCAATGTAGTCATCTATGTTCAGGTTATAGGTCATATCACATTTTTGATTGCAATATTACACTATACCTTATATATATAAAAATACCTAATCTATGATACGAAGCAAGGGCAGAATGCCTGTATAGGTGGCCACCATGGCACTTCCACACCTGGAAGAGAGGGTATCGGGTATAGTATCTGTGGAGGTAATGAGGGAATACGGGCGGTCACCTGAACCCAGCATAAAATATTCTCCGGACACAGTCCGAAGCCGGAAGCACAGCTTCTTGTTGCCCACCTCGAACCGTTCAGGCAGGAAAACCGCCAGCTTAGATACGAAAACACGCTGTTTGTTCTCGATTTTGTCGCTAACTTCGACCGAAGCCAGTCCGACCATGGGTAACCGCGTAAAGTTTGCGGCCGGTGGAACCAAGGCAAATTGTTTTTTTACAACTGTCATGGCGGTCAGTTCTCGGACTTCACAGTACTCCACGCGGCTGATGTAGTGAATTTCGCTCATAATTGTTCGGTGTTGTTCGCAGTTGTTCGGTGTTGTACAAAAACAGGGGTCTTATCCTCTCTTTTTCTTGTTAAAGAACCTAAAAACAAGCCTTTCCGGTTATAGGCATTGCGCATCCGATAGTATTTCTGCCGGACTGTCTCTATGTAGTCAATGTCAATGCCATGCATCTCGCACCAAGCCGCAATTGTCTTGTTCAGCCCCACAGAACTGCTGGTCATATCTCCCAGTTCAGACCAAAGATTGCGCCGGAACAGGTCTTCGATGGATTCAACCACCGCCTCTTTGGCCAACGGACCCAGGTAATTGTACACTGCCGGATCTTTCGCCTTGGAATCAGGGATCACAATCGCGACCGTATCATCGGACGGCATTTCGGGTAACTTGTCCGGTGGCAGCTTCTGCAGAAAGCGCCGTATAACCGAGTTCTCATTGCTCTGTGCCGGAAAACGCACCGGATTGCCCAGCGAATGTGTCAACCACTGAGCCAGGTAATGCTCCAGTTTAATATAAAACACGAAATCTTTCATAATCAAAAGTTTATCTACAAAGATACACATTTTCAGCTGTACATAAAAAAGAATAATCTGAAAAATGCGCTTGGAAAAGTACCCTGGGGCAGGATTTCTTGTATTTTAACAACACGCGTGCATTTGCCCATGAATATATATCGGTACGTTTTTGTTGTATCTTCGGTATAGTTTGATTTGCCCAGAAATTTATGCGTTTTTGCAACCCTGCATTTTTCAACAACAACACTCTGTAAACCATTATATTACGAAGACACAAAAACAAAAAAGCATTTTGCAACCGGGTACATAACTTTGTAATCTTGCATCTTTGCGCCAACCTAATTTAAGCGGTTGCAAACTACAAAAACTTTGCAACCGATCCGCAACCGTTTTTGTAGCCGACTTGAAACCGACATAACCCCCTATTTCTTAATTATTTATCTTTCCTTTCCTATTTTGGGTACAAAGTTGCAAAGTTTTAGTACAAAAAAGGAAAAGAGGACGGAGAAACAGCAATCAACCGCCGTCATCGGTTGAAAAATGCAAAGGAACGGTCGGTTATGTATCTTTACATGATGCAGGAAGAATAGAAAAAGGGCGTGTATGTTCCATAACCGAACATACACGCCCATAGGCACAGTAATACAAGGTTGCAATTATCCAAGTCTTTTTTTGCGGGGGCGGGGGAAAAGCTCCGTCCGACGAATTTTGGTATAGTCAGCATTGAGATCGTAACATCGCCAATGCCCTTCGCTGCGCATGAATTCGCCAACGGTGACGAGCATCCAGCGCAGCTTCTCTCCATCAGCCCTCAGGTTCATGCGCTGCCCAGGCTGCATCTCGGCCAGGAAGTTATATAGCTTCAGCATGTATTTTGATGCCTCTTTGTCGGTCATCAACGCATGAACATATTCGTCTGAGTGCTTAATGAGGTCAGAACGGATCTCCGGAGTCATCATCTTCTATGTTTGCATTAAAGTTAAGCTCGTCAATGGTGCTTCCAACCGACTGAAGGTATATCATATCTTCACTCTTGCCGTCAACCTTGCGCGTGATACGGTCGGAACCGTTGCGCATACTCTCCGGATTCAAGGTTTGAACATAAGGACATAAGGCTGCAAAGCCCTTGAGCGCCTTGGTAAACCTCTGCATAGACCAAAATGTATTTGTCACCTTTGCGAAATCCTTGAAGTCATCGTATGCCTTTTTGCGGACAATCAACCTGTCTAAGTTACCACTGTCCTTTGCAAAGTAAGTATTCGCCCACGCCTCGAAATTGTCGCCCATATCCGCCTTGTGCTTGCGCTTCATGATGTTACCCATGGGCGGTTGTATCTTAATACCGGAATGGACGGTGCTCAGATAGAACTGAAGGCAGCGGGCAAAGAAATTCAAGTCGGCATTCCACTCTGATTCTGTATAATCCGTTTGAGAAAAGAGATTTTTGCCGAAATCATCATAGATTGAACGAGTCTCCAAGTAATCGTTTTCATCGGTTTTTTGGTGGTAATAATCAGAAAATACCGTATATATCAACCGGGCATCTGAACTGGAGTCGAAGTTACCCGGCACGTAATTCGTGCTGAAAGCGAACTTCGGGCTGCTCTCAAACTCGATATAGAAAGAATGGTTGTTTTTCGGGTTGACAGTCATACCTCCTGTGATACTGTCGTAAAACAAACCGGTATCCAAGTAACGGTGACAGTCATCAACGATGATGAAGTCGGTGTGCTGGTTGACTTGCTCAAACACGTGGTTATTATCCATCAGTTTCGGATTTCGTCCGGACAAGACTACAGTACGAAGAAACTGTTTCAGGGAAGTCAGGAAAAAGGACTTGCCCGAACGCCCATTGCACTGCCCCTCTTCGCCAATCTTGTTGTCCATGGCATACACCGCCCATGCCCGTGAGGGCGACTTGTAGCGGTGCAGGTTATAGCCAACCGCGAAGATCTTATTCACGAAATTCTGCTTTTGTTCATGAATCTCTTCGGCACTGAGTAATGGACCGGCCAAGTCGAATTTATGCTCCGCCCGGTAGGCGGCCGCCTGGTCCTGGTCTTTGTCCGCCCACAGTTCTTCTAACTCCTTGCGCCAATGAACACGGCTGGAGTTGATAAGATAATCCATGTAGTGACTGTCATGTGGGTTGACGGTTACATCCCAACTCCCATCAGCTGCCCGTTTGATCGTGAAAGGCTCCGGCAGCACTTTCACCTTGTGAGGGATGATGTTGTTCGTCCAAACGTACACACCACCTGCCTCTTTGACCTCTTCTATGCCGGAACCTGTAATCTTCCAGTTCACATTGTCGAAGAACATGGTCTGGCTGTTGAACGTGTGTGCGGTGAAATTCAGGTCAATCTCATCGAGCATAGACAAGCCGCTGCCTCCAACACGAGGAGAATCCAGAATCAGATTGCGTATATCGACAGGCAGGAACCGACGCATAGCGTCACTCTTCAGGAACGACACAATATCGCCAGCCTTGATCTCGCTGACCTTGAATCTGTCCACATGCACATAGCGGGGCGTATCGCTATTATCATCCTTCAGAATGTAATAGCCGTTCAGTCTGAGAAAATAATGCAGGTATGACGAGTTGACCGTATAGGTCTTGTTGCCGTTGCGCTGCCCGATTTTCTCCTCCCAGTACTGGGCAGGCATAGCCAGTGCCAGCAAGTTGCGGAAATCCTCATTGGACGGGTGCAGTTCTACATAATCACGGAAGTCCTTGCGCGGCTTGCCCCGGCGGTCACGGTACCGTCCCAAGGATTCGGGCAGCCACACGGTATAAATGTGCAAAAATTCCAAAGCCAGTTCCGTGCCCCTACGGATGCCTGTACTATCAATGTCGGGGATATTATAGAGACGCTTCACGTATTTCATGATCTCTTTAATTTCATCAGACGTGATCTTTTGTGTCTCACTATTGAACCACAAGGGATAATACCCCAACGCCCTGACACACAGCGCATCACGCTCACCTGAGCAGATGAACGCCTCTTCGAGCTTCTGCGATATGTAAGGCTTGCCCTCATTGGCCGGATCATCAAAAAACTGCGTCTCTTGTGAGGCGTTCCATTTCGCCCAAGCAGCCTTCAGCTCGTACAGCCCATTGGTATAATACCGGGGTTTGACGCCATCAGGCGTATAGCTAAAACGCCACTGCTTGTCCGGATTCAACGGCTCATAAATCTTGTAGAAAGATTTTTCGCTCTCCGGCTTGCCGTCCGCTCCGGGAATGACACACTGACGCATCAGAATCGGGTAAGTCGGTGTGGTGTATTTGGTGGTCACCTCGCGGTTCTTGACGTAGCTGATTGACTTGGCCACATGCCAATGCAACGCATCGCAATGCTCCTGTTTCACACGAGGGCCCAGTATGGCAAGCTGCTCAGGAGTAAACGCTTCTTCAAGTTCGAAGAACCGGGAACCTTCAGCTTCATCAGCCGAAGCCGGTCTCTTGCGGATATCAGGCTTGTTGACGGAATGCTTCAGTTCGTCGGAAACATTATAGCGCGCAGCCAGCAAGACAACGGCCTCGCCAAAACTGACGTGCTCCTCCCTCATGCAAATATCAATCGGGCTGGTAGCCGTTCCCTGGTCACCAAAATCGGTCACCTTGTAACAATCACCGTATTTGCGTATGCATGCGGACGCATCGTCTTCGTCCGGACGAATCTTAAATTTCTTACGGTTATCAACACATCCCTCGGCCTGTGGATAATAATACAGAATGATATCCAGACCATCATGAGAAGCGGCATATATATCTGAAGCTTTTATCATAGAGTCTTATATTAGCGGTACAAAATTACAGAGTTGCATTTTTTTCGGAAAGACCAGCCTCTCCCCCTGCCTTTAGGGGAATGTCATAGTCTCTCTTGCGAATGTTATGTGTGCCTGCATAGCAGCGTCCGTATCCGTCCCAAAACACGCGCCTGTCGGTCGGAATCCGGCACATCACTCCATTCACCAGTTTTCGCTTGAGCACACGAATGGCACCTGTCACCTTGCGGACCTCGCCGGAATGGTCGGTAAGAAAGAACCGGAAGAAGGACACCCCCTCGGGTTGTGCCAGCTCCCATTCCCGGATAGTATATAGTCTGTATTGATTCATCATCAGAACTTTGTTTTTAGCGATTTGAATTATAACATTTCCAGAATCTCATCATAGGTTATTTGCCCTTTTCGCCTTTCCGGTGTCCCGACCAATGCCATACGTTCCCTTTTCCTTTCACAGAAATAGCTGCGTACACACCGGCGGAGATAATTGTAAGGATCAATTGTGAACAGTTTCTTTTCACACACACCTGATATTACACGGGTGATGATACTTTGCCATGCTTCCTTTATAACATCCTGGCTGTTAGTGAATCCTCCTGAATACATATAGCCTTTGATCTTTGATTCGTAAGTGGTAAAGGCTGATGTCATTTCCTCCATATCACTTTTTTCATAAAAGTCTATCATAACTTCGGCTATACGGACAGCCTCGCGATAGCGTTGGACCAGATCTCTTTGGGAAGAACTGTGTCTGAAAGGTATTATAACTTTCTTGCAATAATCCCCGCGTGTCATCAGAACCGGTTTGCTATCTTCCGTCATAATGACTATCCCTTTTATGGAATCAGGGGATACCTCATGCTCAACCGCATACAGGAGCCTGCCTAAAGTGAACCGATACATACGCTTCTGTTTTCTTAGCAAGTAACGTCCATCAGAACCGGGTCTTATCAGTCTTCCGGTGTTGGTGTTCCATAATTCACCATTCCTGCTTATCTCATAGTGAAATCCATGAATAAGATACCGTTGATTTTTATCTAGTGTATTCATTTTGGTTTAGTTTTGAATTAAAGTACAAAGCATTTCACCTTGTAAAACAATCTACCTGGTGAACTCATGGCATAAACGTCTCCGTTGGCAAATTCAATTTTATTGCCTGTGCAGTTGATTATTCTATTATCTTCACTCTCCAATTTAAGAACCTCTTCTTTTGTCATATTTCATCCTCCTCTATTTCAAGTAAGACATTAAGTTCCACACTATCCGTAAATCCATCATCAGGATATACAGTTTCTTTTTCTACATATTCAATCCCGTGAACACGTATAAATTTAGCGTTCTCTTCATCCCTGTCTCTTATACACATCTCCGAGCCCACGAGACATGCGCAGATCT